TCTTAAAAGCTATTCTACCTGCATTTAAACTACCACCTATTAAAGCTCCTGCACCAGTTGCTATTAATACATCATTAGCATCTATGTCATACTTTGTATTTGCTCTGATTGCTTCAAATGCTGCACTTTCTGCTGCAGTTGCTAATGCTCCTATAGTAAAAGCTTTCTTAACATTGTAAGCTTGCTTAAGAGTACCTGCAGTTAAAGTAGCTACACCACCTGCAGGAGTTGTAATAGTAGTAGCTAAAGCAGTAGTACCAAGAATAGTAGCCCACTCAATAGGGTCAAACATTACTGAAAAAGCATTACCTACTACACCTCTCCAACCGTCAGCTTCAAGTTGCTTACGATTTTTAAGAGTTTTTAAAGCAAACTCTCTTTGTTTCATAGCTGTAGTAAGTCCATCATTTTTAGCATCTTCTAGTACTTCTTCAGCTGCTTCTAATGGTAAGCCATCTGTTAATGATTTAACTAGTTCAGGAGTAAAGTTAGTTATTGGTGTACCTTTATTAATCATAAATTTGTCAGCCATATCTGCTATAGCAAAACCTTGAAAGTTTTCATTGTAAGCTGTGCTTGTACTGTCAAATAAACTTCTATCATTAATTTGTTGATCTTGTGCCATTTCACTTTTTAAAATAGCAGCTTCAGATATAGTAGTAACTAAAGGTATTTTAGTGAAGTCTGCTCCTTTTATACCTAAGTCTTTTAGTAAGGTATCTTCTGCCATTCTTTACTCCTGTTATAATTAACTTCCTGTGTCATCCATGCCTACTAACTTAGCAATGTCACTTTGTTTAAACCAATTCTTTAGATTTGATCCAACTATTTGAGCATTAAGTTTTAAGTCAAGTAATGCAGGTACACTTTCAGTCTTAATATCACTGGCTCTCTTAAGTCTTCTTATATCTATTTCTTTTTCTTTATGATTATAAGAAGCCATCTTAACTTGGTTACCAGAGTTTCCTCCTATAAACCAAACTTGATCACCATCTACTCTAACAACAACACCTACGTGTCCAAAAGCAGCTTTATACTTTATCTTTTCTTCTTTAGTGTGGTACTTAATCATAATATCACCAGCTTTAGCTTGGTTTATTTCTACAGAAGTACCTGACTTTGCATAAGTAGAAGCACGTAATTGTTTAAACTTATCTTTACTTAATAAAGAATCAGTATCAAAACCTGAATCACGTAAGACTTGTGTTAAGAAAGCTGCACACCATGCTTTATTAGCTGCAAAGTCCATAACAGTTTCGTTATCAGGATTCCAATCACCTACAATATTATCAAAGAAACCTTTAACTACTGCTGCACCTTCTGAGTCTCTTTCGTGAACACCCAGATACTTTGATGCTGCTTCTACTGGATTTATTGCTGTAGTTATATCAGCAACCATATCAGCAGAAGGTTGTTCTCCTACTATTAACATCTTATCTGTTGGTACTCTTGTACTAGCATGAGCAGATGGTATAACATTATTAAGAAAACCTGATGCTGCAGCATTTACTGTCTCTGTAGTAGCTTCACCTACAGCATTAGCCATTTCAAATGCACGTTCTTTAGTCTGTGTAGCCCACTTATTTAAGCTAATTGTACCATCTTTAGATACATTATATAACATTTCAAACTTAGCTTTACCTAATGCTTGAGCTTGTTCAAGAGAACCCTCTGCATACTGAGATGCTTCTGTAATAGCTGCTGTAAATTTCTTCCATACTCTAGGTATGTTAGTTACCCCTAGTTGGTATCCCATACTAGTAATAGCCATTTGAGCTTTCTCAGGTAAGTTTGTAAAGTTCTCTATCTTATCATTTAAAAAGTTACTAATCTTCTGTATCTTTAAACCAAGTACTGCTTTACCTTCATCAAGAGTGACATTATTAAGGTTTTTAATTAAAGCTTTCTCATCCTCTTCTAGAGAAGGTAAGTAAAAACCAAAGCCTACTGACTTATCTTTACCGTCTGCATAAGGACTAGCCCTAAAACCTTCTTGAGTTGCTATTAAACTAGCAGTCTTTTTTGCTATAGTATTGCCTTCCATTGTAACATTTTCTCCTGTTATAGTTTGATTACTAGGTACAAAGGCTTCTTCAGTACCGTCTAGTGTACTAGCAGTAGCAGTACTAACTAAGCTAATAGAATTAAGAGCTTCAGTTAGAAAGTTATTATCCTTAGTATTAGAAGCTAGTTTTTCTACGTTCATAACTGGAGGAGTATAACCAGTAGTACCACCACTAAATTTTTCTTGAGTTTTAACTGTAGCTATTAAATTTAATAACTGTTGTTGATCACCTAGTAAAGTATTTTTATCTGCCTTTCCACCATATGAACCTATTGATGACCTTATACCATCTTCATCTATTTCAAAGAGTCTAATAGAAACTTGGTTAGGGTCTTTCTCATCTGGATAAATAGCTACATCATACTGACCTTTTACTAAACCAAATGTCTCAAACATATATTTTTTAATGCTGTTAGATTGAAGTAATACTTTATTATATTTTGGTATAATTACTGCAGCAACTAATTTAGTATCAACATTTGTGTTAAGATGATTAAAAGCATACTCTGTTTCGTTACCTGATTCTACAACTTGCCAATCTTTTTCAGCTATACCTATAGCTTTTTTAATAGCATCTTCTTCATTTATGTTTCCTGAACTCATTAAAAAATAAGCATGTTTAGCTATCTCTGCTTTGACTATAGCAGAATTAGTAACACTTTTTAATTTATTATCAAACCATAAAGAATTAGATAACTCATTATCAATGTTTGCTATTAAAGTAGAAGGTCTTTTTATAACATCAAACCTCATTTGTTGTACATTAAAAGCAGCTTGGTTATACTTTTTACTTGTTATAACACGTGCATCACCACCTACAGTATCTTCTTCTTCTGTTAAATCTTGTGTTGTAGTCATCTCTCCAGAAGTTCCTGCTTTGTCTATAATGAATTCCATAGCTTCAAACTTATATTGTTCTTCTGGACTTAAAAAACTTAAATCAATACCTGAGTTTCTTAAAGCTATATAAGTTAAGTAAGATGATTCAATAGCTGCGTTACTTTCTGGAGTACTAATAGCACCTGTATTTAAATAAGTTAAACCATTAAAAACTTGATCTTTTACTTTAGGAGGAAGAAACATTATCTTTCTATACAAAGAAAGTTTATTATTATCTATAAGATCACCTGTCATAAACATTTCATTCTTAAACAATTGATCTTCAAGTTCAAAATCAGTAAAAGTTCCTATACTTCCATCAGGTTTTTTAAAAGTCTTAACAAGTTTTTGCTTACTAATCATAGCTTGGTTTATTCTTTTTTGAATACCATCTACTTTAACTTGAGCAGCATTAACTTTACCTATACTTCTATCTCTTGCATCTCTTAGTGTACTACGTATAGCTATATTGTCTTTAGTATTTAACACACCTTCTTTTTCTAAATAAGCTAAAACTATATTATTAGGATCACTTGTAGCAAGATCAGTAGCTAATTTTATAGCAAGCTTATTCATTCTCTTATGATCTGGTTTATTTCTTTTTGTTTTACCATCATAAATTACATGAGCTTCTGCATTATCATCCCATATTTCTTTAAAAAGTTTTATGTTCTCGTCTGTTATTTCTTTATTAGTCTGTGTAAAAGCTATTGCAGTGTTTACAATACTTTTATTTTCTTCATTTTTAATATATGTTTTTTTACCTTCGTTAATCTTTGCTATTAACTCTATGTTATTAGTTTCCATCAACAGCTTGTAGTTTTCAATTTGTAGCTCGTCTGCACCTTCTTTTTTCATTTGTTCTACGTTGTCAAACGTATGTTTTTTATACTTTTCTACAATAACAGCTTGATCTGTTTGATGGTACATCTCTGGATTATTATTGTAATCAGATATTTGATTAGAACGTGTTATAAATGCTTGATTAGAAACGTGCTGCATTCTCTTTTTAAAATTAAAGTTGTCTATTTCTCTTTCACGTTTAAGTTTAACCTCTAATTCCTTAGTTGCTTTAGCTTCTACTGCTGGAGCTAGTGCTGTTACAAACTGAGATAAAGCTGAAGGAGTTGATTGGGTTTGCACAGGACGTGCATAAGTTTCAACAGGACTAGCAAAAGTTTTAGTATTTATACCACTTACATTAGTAGAATCTACATTTAACCTTGCCACTTGATTTCTTTTTAATGCCATTATTATTTCCTTATCACGTTAACATATCAGAAAGAGAAAAAACAGTACTAAGGTTTGTAGTAGTAGGTTGACTAAAACCATTAGTTGTTAAATTTTTAACAGCCTTATCACCCATAAGATTTACTCCAAACATCTTACCATCTCCAAACTTAATATCACTAGCCATAGTTTGTCCAGCAAAACCTATAGCTGCTTTTACTAAACTAGGTTGTTGTCCTTGTTGTAAACTATTTATACGGTTAAGTGCTTCTGCAGCAAGACCTGCACCTTCTAGTTCAACTTGTGTTAAAAGGTTTTCAATGCTTTTATTATACTTTGACATACCTCTAAGCTTTCTAGCTTCAGTTAAGTCTATCTGTTGTTTAACACTTTTACCTGCTACTCCTGCTTCACCTGCAGAAACTACTTGACTTTCTTTTGTCTCTAAAGCTTTAATAGCTAAAGCCATTTTATCATCTGCTATAACTTCTGATTCTTGTATAGCACGTTGATTAAGAGCACTAATCTTTAAGTCACGTGCAGCTACAGCAGCTACTCTGTTTGCATCATACCTTGCTTGTTGTTCTCTAGCTAGTTTCTTTTTCTCTGCAAAAGCTGCAACAGCTTGTACACCTTGATAAATCATCATTGGATTCATTTACTATATCCTCACAAATTCTAAGAAGGGTTTTCCCCATTGGTTATGTTTATTAATAAAAGTAAAACCCAAAAACTTAAGCCATTTAATTGCTACAGTATACTCTGCATCCACAGAGTTAGTTAAGATAGTATACTTTTTATTCATTTCTTTTGTCAATCTTTTAGACTCTCTTAAAAAAGTTATCCATATTTTATGAACAGCAGGAGTAGTAAGTAGCCAAACACATGCAACTGTGTCATCTTGTTTAGCTACTCCGTATATACCTGCTATTTCATTTGTATCTGATACTAGAAATGTCCAACATTCTTCAGACAAATCTAATCCAATTTGTAAAGCTTTCTTTGTACTACCATGTGATGCTATCACCTCTTGCCTATCTTCAGGTCTAAGATTATTACATAGATAATCTATATCTTCTTGAGTGCTTTGTCTCACATGGGCTTTCATTACATTCTCCTAGAACGTAGTACAAAGAAACCTTCCCACTCAGCTGACTGAAAGGTACAAGGAAAGTGACTAGAGCTTTGTAAAGTTACAGTCGTATCTGTTGATTTACCTAGTACACCAAAACGGTAAGTACCTGAATCAATACCTGCAACGTTTAATATGTTTGTAGATGCTCCAACAATACGTCCAGTAAAACTTCTAGTATATGGAGTACGTTTTAGAGGTGTAACAACTACGTTAAAGAAACCAGTGTTATTATAAACAACAGCATAATTTCTTAATTGTAATTGTCCTGTAGTTATAGATTTATCACCTGATTTAACAACTGGTTCAGAAAAAGTATACTTAAATATAAAAGGAACACCTGCATATACTATCTGACCAGCACTTAACTTAGCAGCAACTGCAGAAACAAGTATTACTTTACCAGTTTGATCAATATAAATAGCAGCAGCATCTGTATAAGGAAGACTAGTAATACCACCTGTCTTTAATAATACTCTTCTGTCTAAATGAATAGAGAATTTGTTAGTAGTATAAGTAGTAGCTACATCTGCAGATAAGTTTATACGTTCTAAGAATAAGTCATTACCTCTTTTGATTAACATTGTTATATCTGCACGGTTAAAGGATAAACCAATAACATCACCACCAAATACCCAACGTGACCAAGAAGCTTGAAGCTTTTCTCTACCACTCCAGTAATATCTGTATACATATATAGCTGTAGGATCATCAACAGTCTGTACAAGGATCATATCCTCGTTAGACGATGCTTGAATATTTCTAACTTCACCTTTTAAATACTCTGGTACATGTGCTGTAATCTCTGTAGCATCATTAGTGTCAGTATCAGTGTCAACAAAGTACTCCCACATACCAGACCAAGCACCTCTTGTTGAACCAAAGTATACAAACCTACCTGCTTGTGCTGGTTTAGCTCTTAGACTTGCTTCAAATTCTGTAGTGTTAGAAATGTTAACGGTCTCTGGAGTTAGTGTAGGTTCTCCTGTGAGTTTAAACTGTGTTAAATCTGAGAATAGTAGTAAGCTATCATTAAAAGGTACAGCATGTTTAAGTATACTAACCTTGTTAGAAGATACTGCTACATCAATAGGGTCACTATCCACTATAGTTAGGACTGACTTACGAAAGAAGTCAAAGCTTGTAAACTCTCCTGCTCTAGAAAAGATAACATTTTCATCAGCTAAAACACCTAGCCTATTACGATGAAAGAATATATCTGTTAGTGTAAAACCTACAAAGGAAGGGAAAGAGTTTGTATTATCATCCCCTACTTTTCTATCTTCATATGTAACTGGATCAAATTGAAAATTACCATTGGCTAACTTTGTTAACTTATGTGGTAGTGTTGTAGCATTTAATTGTGTTAATACAGATGGTTCAATACTTTCTTTCCATACTTCTTCATCTGTAAATTTAACGTAGTAATCATCTTGTGCTTTATTATTATCACCTGATACTTTAATACTAAAGTTAACTGGAGCTTCTACAGGTAACTTTTTAAAGTCAGCAGTTTCATCTTTGAATACTAGTAAATGTTGACCACCATGAGAGTCACCTACTTCTACCTGAAAGTCAGTAGCATCTGTTGATTGTATATGTAATACGTTATTTAAACGTGTAACTGTTAAACCTGTTACAGCACTACCATTAACGATACCATCATAATAAGTACCATTAACACCAGTACCAGAGAACGTATTTAAATTAGTAGCTATTAAATCAGTAGCTGCTCCACGTTCTGCACTCTGTGTTAAGCCTGTGCTTGACTGAGTACTAGATTTAGTAGCAAATTGTACAGTACTAGTACTATTACCTTTGGTTAACACTAGACGATATGTTGAGGAGTAGTCAGCTTGTTTAACATATACAAGAGCTTCTGGATTACGAGCAGCTGATGTAGTAGAAGCTTTAGCTACTATTGTATTTTTGTTTACAAGGAAGGTTGAGTCTGCTATTGATACAGCAGCTAATTCTTTACTAGGGTCAGACAATCCATTTAAATATGAGGTAGCATTGTTTGTTACAGTTTTAGATGTACCATCTTTATCAAATACTTTTATAGTACCTGCTGTATCTATAACTAAAGAGTAGAACTCATTCTCATCTCTACGTATAGTATGTATAAAAGCTTTATCTAAGTTTGATATAGTACCTAAGTTAGCAACATGATCTGAACTAGGACGTTTAGATAAACCTGTTACAACATTAGATAAAGCATTCTCTTGTACTTCAGCTTGTGTACTAAGTCTTAAAGAAGGTGGTTGTTGTGATACCCCATTAATAAGATTGGGGATAGATTGACTGATAAGTGCCATTAAAGTGATCTCCGTCCCTGTCTGTCGATGATAGCAAATGTGTCGTAGTTGTCAAAGATATTGTGGTCATCTGAAGCTTTATCAAACTCTTTAAGTTCCATTAATGCACCTTGCTCATCTCTCATTTGAAAGTCATGTAATGTACCTGAACCTACTACACGGTCTTGGAAGATACGAGTAGCTCTTAGTATGACATATCTTTTACATACTTCAGGTAAATCATTAAATATTAATTGTACTACTATGTCTAAAGCAGAAGCAGAACCTATATTAAAAGTGTGGTTCTTTCTGTCATACATTTTTAAACCACGTTGTACTAAGTCTGGGCTTTCTGAACCTAGTGTGGCATCTGCTCGTAGTATATCAGAAGGTAGTATGATCTCACCATCTGTTGATACAGCAAATAATTTATTTAATTCTCTGTTGAAATGCCAACCCATAGATTGTACTTCACGGTCTACTGTGTTTAATATTGTTTCAGCTATCTCTGCTTCTATTAGTCCAGAACTTAGACTACTTACTGGTGCTTCTCCAATAGCAGATAACATTGTATTTACTGCATCTAGCTGTGTTGTTCCTGCCATTACATTCTCCTATGAATGTGTTATACTCATTTAGATTTCTTCTTATATTTATCCATTACTATTTTTTTATCAGGATTTTTCTTAACTTCTTTTTTAGCATCAGCTATACCTTTTTTAGTATAGTTATATTTTTTCCCATTTACTTCTGGCATTTAAGTCTCCAATAAAAAAGGAGGTGCACTTCTACACCCCCTGTTAAAGTTAATGATTAAGCAACTGCAGTTAAAGCAATACAAGCAGCAGGACGTAATACGTTGTGTCCCATTGCATATTTTGCTACCATCAGTGTACCTTGTCTATTGATTTGATACTCAGATTCCATACCTAAGTCAAGCAACTTAACTGTTGCTACAGATTCAGGTGTAAAGATGAAACCTCTAAACTGTTTAGCAAGAGCAACCATGTCAGCACCATCTACAGCAGCAGTAGGTATATCATAATGAGTAGTTCTTCCTGATCCAGCTGTATTAGCTAGAGGAGCATTACCACTAGTCTTACCTTCGTTAGCATTTGATGTAGTAAAGTTCTGATACAGATTATTAACATCAGCATGGTTAGACATAATCACAGGCATTCCTGCAATCATTGGAACTTGTGCAGAAGCAATAGAACCATTACCACCAAAGTCTGAGTTCATATAGGTTAACTTAGTACCATCTGTAACATCTAATAATGCATAGTACTGTGTAGGTGGAAGTGCTACTACAGCTGAAGAGTGATCAACATTCTTTATGTCAAACTCTTTCTTTGCATCAAAGATAGCTTTTGCAATCTTAGCTGGATCAAGTGCATGTGCAGAAGATGACCCAATGATTACGTTAGATGTGAAATCTTCTTCAGAGAAATCTTTATATCCTTGAACAAGTCCAGCTGCTCTAGTAGCATTAGTTGATAATGCAGCTTTAGTTAACATTCTTGCTACGTTTTTATCAGCTTCGTTA